GCTACCGTAGGGTCTATGTCACCTTGTTTAATTCTTTGTGCTGATAGTAATCTATTCCTTTCAGCTCGTTTTTTTAATACATCCTGTGTATCTAAACCAAATATATTTTTAATCATGCCTGCCATTATGCATTTCCTCCATAAGCTGAACCAGCTGACCCCGCAGCTGCTACTAGCATTTGTTCGAATAATCCCGGCTTACGCCCTGTAGCTGGTGTACCTGCTTGGAATGCCCCAGCAGTTGCAGCAGCACGAGCTTGTTCTAATCCAGAAGCTTGACCTATTAAACCTTGCTCTATACCTAATACGTTTTGTGCTGTTCCAAACGTTGCACCATAACCACCTAGTAAGTTAGCTAGTTGTTGTTGTCTTGCTGTTTGATTAGTTTCATACAACTGACCTTGTATACCAAAGTCTTGTAACAATTCTTGATTAGCTATTTGTCTTGCCTGTGGTCCTAACTCCGCTAATGCTCTAGATTGTGCTAATCCTAATCCGTAGGCATCAGGGTTAACCATTCCTGTATCTTCCCCAGCACCTACTGCTTCACCTGATACTTGTAAACCTAAACGACCTGACCCAAACAAATCACCTCTTAATTGTTGTCTTTGTCTTTCTAATTCAGGTGTTAATAATCCACTTAGTTGACCAAGTACTTCTTGCTCCCTTGCTCTAACGTCTCCACCTGTATAATCAAATGTAGAGATAGGGGCTTGTGCTTGTTCTAAGTACTGGGAGAGGAAGGGGCTGCTTGACCTAATACCTTGTCCATATAAAGCTTGTAACTCTGGTGTTAAAGTTTGACTAAAGTTAAAGCTTTCACCGTCTCTAGTGCCTTCCGCTGTACCTGCTAAACCTGTATATGTAAACGGTTCAAACTTAGCTCCGGGTGCAGCTTTAGCTGGCTGTGCTTTTTCTCCACCTAATATTTTTTTTAAACTACTACCCATTTTTTATCTCCTTAGTTTTATTTCGTTTTCTCCAGACTTGATGTAACAAACCATCTAGACCCATCTCTGTGCTATATAATTCAAATTTGTACATTTCTAAAAATTTCCTATGTTTGTTATCATCAGTGTTTTCATGTAAAGCATATACATCTTGTTTGTATAATCTTAGTATTAAATCTAAACTATGTTGTAAACTTTTCTTTGTTTCTTTATTCCATTTGTAAACATCACAATGTAAAAATAATTTGTCCTCGTACTGTTCTGTAAATATTGTATAATCTTTATAAAGTATTACAGGTGTTTTCATTAAGCAGTTCTTTTCCACATATATACAACTATGTAAGGTTGTAAGTTAGCATCTGTACCACTAGAACCTGCATTTGCTACAGATGTGCTAACACTAATTCCTGTTGTTGCAGTAGAAGTTGATACCATATTATAAGTGCCAGTACTACCAGCAGCAAAAATTTTTCCTGAAGCACTTCCAGAATCAGCAGCAGACGGATTTGTTCCAGCCTCATCACTATAACGAAATACATTAGAACTGTGTGCATGTCCAGAATCAGATACTGAAGAAGTAGCAGAGTGGGTGTGAGTTGGTATTGTAGCATCTGCACTACCACCTGTTTCGTTAAGAGTATTAAATGCTGAATCACTACCATCTATACCTACCATAACACGCCCTGTACCAAATGTTGCCCAAGTACCAAACCCTAGCAATGTGCCGGGGTTAGTGGCTACAGCTGCTTGTGTGTATATACTACCTACTGGATACAACGCTAGTTTAGCAGCAGCAATAGCTGCGGCAATAGCAGTTGTTACGTAAGCTGTAGTAGATAACTGTGTTGTGTTAACGGAAGCACTTGCTGTAGGTGCTGTGGGTGTACCTGTTAATGCAGTATTATTAGAATCAGCTTTGCTGTTTACTGCTGTTTGTATGGCATCAAATTCATCATCAATCTCTGTACCTTTAACAATCTTATTAGCATTGCCTGTACTTAATGAATCCTTTGCTGCAAAATCTGTTGTCTTTGAATAATTACTCATTATATAATCCTACCCTGTTTAGTGTAAATGTCTAATTTTTGAACGCTTAATTGCGACCCGTCTATTGTTGTTTCAATACCAATTTGTACTATTGAACCTGAACCTGCTACTGATGAATCAATCCTATCTAGTGATACTCCTAAATTATATTCGGCTACTACAGTTGCATTAGCTCCATAATCAGCAATACCATATTCTGCTACTGTTGTTTCTTTTAAACTAAAAGGAAAACTATTATATGATGTAGTATAATCAAATCCTACTTTTAAGTTAAAAGATTGACCTGTACTTCCTATAGCTGTTACAGCTGCTTTTTTAATAATTTTACTAATATTAGGTAAATCTAAATCAAAATGGTTAGTAAAATATGACATAGTATAAGATGCACCATTGTCATTAAAACCAAAATATTCACCTAATCCGTTTACTTGTGCAACGTACATAGTTCTATCTGTAGGGTCATACGTAAAATCTTTATGTGTTTGATTGTTCCAAGTTGTTACTCGTAAAGAAGCATCTTGTAATTGTTGTCTTGTATCAAATACAAAAACTTCTGCTGCTTCCGGTAAACTAATTATGTACATAGCTTGTTCCGGAAAGTAACATGATTTTATAAGGTCTAAACTAGCTTCCCTGTTTACTACATCCATAAATGTATCTCTTATATTTTTAGATAAATCATTTAATGGTTGTGATTTTTCTTGTATTGTTCTACCTAATGAACGTAATCCTGTAGCAGATAAAAATATTATGTCTGTACCTATATTTTGTATACTATCTCTAGCAATACAGCCTACCCCTGATATAACTTCAACTAAAGTTAAAGAAGTTGTGCTAATACTGGAAGCAAAGTTATCTCCATCTGTATATATAATAATATGATTTTTACAAAATATAATTAAGTTACCATTCATTTCACCTAAACCAGTAATTACGTCTTGTCCTTTAGGGAGTACTCCAGATATATTTAAAGAGCCAGAAGAACCTCCACTCCATTTTGCACCGTTTAATAAATCAGTAAAAAATACTGTAGTTTTATTTGTTGTAGTATCAGCAGCCCATAAACGCCCAAACGCTGACATAACTATATTAGCAGCTGGTGCTGTACCTGTGTAATTTGCATGTTGGTCAATACTTTTAAAAGCTAAAGAGCCACTTTCATTAGTAAAATACAAAGGTTTAAAACCACGTTGAAAAAAGTATGCTCTATCGTTAAGAGTAGCTGCTGACCAGTTACCAGCATTAATAGTATCTGTAGTCGTAGGTGTTCTTTCTGTTAAGGTAGCTTTTCCAGTATAAAATTTAGTAGCACTCCAAGAAACTTTTGTATTAGCCCCAGCTATATCTAAAAAGGGATGCATACCTAATAAATTAGTATTTGTGCCACCTGAACTAGTACGGTATATCCAACCTTTTCTTGCACCTAACCTACCAAACTTATCTATAACACAGTTGTTTGCCTCAAGAGCAAACTGTGGGTTATTAGCTACACTAGATTCTTGAGTGTTTAAACCTAAGAATGCTGGTGCTACTAATGATGCTGTTACCATTTGTTTTGACATTATATAATAATTCCTAAATAATTAAGCTTCATACCAAATACTTTCTTCTGGGTGTTTAGCTGCATCTAAAGCTATAGCATCTTGTAAAGCATTGTTTGCTCTAGCATATGCATTTAGTGGGTTAATACCACCATCTTCTCCACGTTCTTCTACAGCTAACGCATAAGCTAATAACTCAACAGGTTTAGTTGGTATACTAAATGTAGCAGAGTCAGTAGTTAATTCAGCATTACGTAGTATTACGTTAAAATATATTTCATATGCTTTGTCTGGTATTGGGTATAAATCAACTTGTGTATCTCCGTCAGCACTAATACCATTAAATGAATAATAATAGGGTGAGCCTGTTGCTGGTTGGCTATTTAAAAATAAATTATTAAAATCATGTGAGCTTTTTTGTTTTAAGAAAAAATCATCAGTTTGATTTATAACATCTAATACAGTTAATCTATTTTGTGAACCATTAAGTTCATAGTTAAATACTCCATTTGAAGTAGTAGCTGTTAAAGTGGTACGAAGCCCAGACCAATGCCAGGCACTTTCTACATCTATTAAAGCATCATTAACTAACACCCCTATTAATTTAGAGTATGTTGATTCTTCTACAGATGCAACAGTTCTTTCTCTTAATCGTTTTAAAATATTGTTTACTATTTGTAAATATGTCATTTTATATTCTCACTATTTGTTTACCATTTTACTTTATTAGCCCAGTATGCTGCTGACATTTTTCCTTTAGCTATATTTTTACCATGTCTAGCTTTAAATGATTTTCTTTTTGCTTTCATTCTAGCTGACTCTCCTGCTTTAGGTTTACCTGCTGTACTAGCTCCTTGCTCTCCAAACCTAATAGTTTTTATTTTATCACCTTGTTTAGCAACTACTACATGAGATTTCTTAGGATGGTTAGGGGTACGCTTGGGTTTATTGTAACAACAAACACCTGCATTTTTTAACCTACTATCTTTTTTTTTATCTGTCATAATTTATGTGGCATCCTTCCACGAAAGTATAGTCTACGATACTGACCATTGATTTTCCTATTTGGATGTGCCGCCATTATTTTTGCAAGTTTATACATATTGCCTCCCTTTATAACTTAGTTATACCACCAAAGCTAGATAGCCATACTATTAAGCTTATAGATACAACACCCATAATCCACATTAGTTTTTTAGATACACTTTTACCTACTTCAGCATAAACTTTTTCTAATGCTCTATCAGCTGCCTTCTCTGCTATTCTGTCTATGTCTGCTTCCGTCAAACAATTAGGTTCATCACTCATGTATTACTCCTTGTAGTAAAATTCTCATACATTAATCTTCCAACTCTTCTGCTGTTGGTTGTGTTTCACTAGAGTGATTCCATACAGCAATGTAATCTTCACCGCCATTATTTTGTACGATTATATTGTTAACAAAATCTATGTCTGTTACACCTGACTTTAATGTTTTAATTTTTTCTACTAATGTTGCCATGTTAACTCCTTATGTAAGTACCTTGAAAGAATTTTAATTCTCCACCAGAACCTGTATCTGCATTTCCGCCACTATTCTGATAAACATATAATTCTACAAAATCATCTGCATCTAGATAAATTAATGCTGATACACCCGTTGCCATACCAAAGCCACTTACACCTGTACCTTGTGC